GGAAATTTATAGGTGTATGCCAGCAAAATCAGAAAAACAAGCACGCTACTTTAGACTCGTAAGAGCAGTGCAAAAAGGTGATGTATCGCCCCAAAAGGTATCAGCCAATCTGAGAAAAACGGCGCGCAACATTAGTACCAAAGCTGCAAGAGACTTCACAAAAGTAAAAGAGATTGTGAATAGACTCAGAGAAGCAGAGTATAGTGTTAGCAAGATGCGAGAAGTAGATGATAAAAGTTTTGATCAACTGCTGAACGAAAATACAGGCGTACCATTTGATAAACAAGAACTGCTTACTTTTCAAAACAAACAAAATGGATTTGGTGGATTTGGTAAAGTCAACTTTGTTCACAAGAAAAGCAGCAACGAGTTGAGTGCCGAAGTATTCAGCAACGAAACCACCAAGACTTATGTTTTCAAGAAGTTGAAAAATAATCAAAACGACGGTATGTACAATTATGCTTGCTTTGTGGAAATTCGCGGAGCGAGCACAGCAAGTGACAAACCCAAGATCGTTTACACTTTAAGTACCATTTTTAATCAACCAGATGCACAAAAGGGTAAGATATTGGCTGACTTTATTGACCGAATCAATTCATATGGACTCTAAAAATTATCATAATCATTACTCCCAAATCAAATTGGGCAATTTTCTAAATCGTGCAAATGGTGATGCACCAGTAGAACTAGATAAATTCAAGTTGATTGATATTGACCACCCAAATGGTTGGAACTTTCATGAGATTGACACGTTGGGCGACATGGGATTCACGATCGATAATGACACCGATATGGTGAGTGAAATTAAAGTGCCAACACTTGAAATGATGGATCAGATTGTACCAGTCAAAATATACAAAGACGAAGACGGTTATGTCCTTGAGACACACCGTCGTTACGTCTTCGAAAGTTTTGAAAAGCTGCTGTCCTTTATTGAATCAGTACCATCAGATGGTAAGTTAAAAGGATTGAAGTAATTACTTACTTGTAGTCCGAACTTGCCATCGGCGTGCCGGGTTTTGAAGTGGGTGTTGCAGTACCTTGTTGAACTTCCATGGGATCTGCAATTTCAAAATAACGCTCTAGTTTCAAGCCAATTTCCTCATACAACATTTCAAGTTGTTGCTCCACACTCTTGATTTTGTGTGCTTCTTCATACAATTTTTGAGCCATCTTCTTGATATCCTTCATGTCACGCTCAACCATCTTGGCTTCCATCCACTCATTGCATTCCTTGATGGCATAACGCTCGGCAAGATTCACAGCCTCCATAATTTTGTTGGCTGTTTCGTACACAGAGGATGCCTTTAAGCTCTTACGATATTCATTGTAAGACTTGACAGTTTCACGCAACTTAATCTTTTCTTCCTTGCTCAAGGGAGCATATGCCGTCTCGGTTGAATTTTCTACTAGATGTTTTAGCTTGATCATATGCTATAAATAGGTTTCAAATTATAATTCGGAGATGATATCACGAATAATTCTATCAATATTTTGGTAAGGATTGATGATGGTGCTGGACTGATTTACACTTTCGGTGATTTTACCAGCAGGATACATAAATGCTCCCTGAGTACTTGGATTACTAACAAAATCAAATGCGATCAAGTCAAAGTCGTCTTGTACAACATCGGCTGCTTCTCGCATATCTTTTTTGACACTACCCAATCCACGACTACTGATTCCCAACAAAATACCTGCCTTGAGCAGATCCTTGAGAATGTTGCCACTTGGAGTAGGTAGAATTTCTACAGTGCCAACAAGATCATCACCGTCCCAACCCATGTCAACAATGTTGTGACTAACGTTCTTGAGGTTAACGACGCTGCTCTCTGGGTGATCCAATTCACCCATCGCACGACGTTGTTTAACAAAGTTGTCCATGTACTTTGTTGCTTCACGTTCCAAAATTTCTTTTGGGTAAATTCTACCGTTTTGATTTTTTACTTTGGCACGTTGTAATGTGCCCGTTACAAGAAGCTTTCCGTCGCCCAAACCTTCAGTGAGTGACGCCTTCTTAATCTTAAACTCAAATGGTAATACATCAATCAATAATGTGTTCATAATTTATACTGGTGGTGGTTGTGTACCACCTTGATCATCTGGTTTTGTCTCGGCAGAAACCTTGGATGGTTCCTTGCTGGTAACCGTATTGCTGGGTGTTGCAGCTGCTTGTTTGTTGGGATCAACCAATGCTTGAGACTTGGCAATTTGATATCTGTCTTTAGGTTTTACATCGGCAGAACCCAAGATTTTAAGTTTGAATCCAGGCTTGATAAAGAATTTAGCTGTTTTTTGCTTACTCTCTTCACGACCAACAATAATAATTACATATCGGTCGTAATAATAATCAATATTTACACCAGTAACATTAAGAGTGTAATCGGACTCTGGTTGTTTATACCCCTTGCTTGCTCGAACCACAATTTTTTTGTTCAAAATTTGATCTTGAATCTTTTTTTGAAGACCTGTTTTAAGAGCCTCGGTACTATCCTTTAACTTTGTATCAAACTCGCTAAAATCGGGTTGTAAACTATAACTCTGAATTTGTACATTGGGCGCGGCGGATGTCTTTGGTTGCGTCGCTGGTGCTGGTGCTGTCACCGTTGCTTGTGTGGTAGCAACATCTGCTTCATTAACTCGGCGACGGTGGCGAATACCACTCAATCCCTCAAGCATTTTAGCTACTTGATTGATCATCTTTTCAGCTTCAAACATTGGTAGAGCACCTTGTCGATGTCCAGCAAGACCAGGATCCAACTCTGGATCTCCATGCTGAACCAATCCGTTGGAATCACTATATGTATCAACTGGTTCAATATATTGTGCTGGAGTAATATATGCTGGTTCGCTATACGCTTGATTCTCCAATGATAAATTTTTAGAATGAGCAACTGGTTTTACCAACTTGAAACCCAACTGAGTTGCTGCTTTTACATTGCCAGGGCCACGACGGCTAAATGCAAATGGTGTGGACACTGGACCAGCGGCACTACTTGTTGAAGCTTCGTTTTTGCTCTTGATTGTGGATTGTACTTTTTTTTCAATCGATGCTCTGGTCGCAGGATTTATTTTATTTGCGTGAACTTGTAGCCATTTTGAGTAGTGTTCTTTATCAATACGTGCAAGTTCACTGTCACGGTACATTTTAGCGTACTGCTTGACAATATCTCTAAATGGATCACCAGATTCGTTTAGTTTAATTTTCATTGGCTAATTTGTTCAACTCATCAATTAATTCGTATGCGCTTAATAGGCTACCCAATTGATTTTCTTTAACAACACCGGTTATGGTCTTATTCGAAAGTTGAGCAACAGTTTCATTGAGCTTGATCTTGATGATGTTGTTCTTGACAAGAATTGAGCGTTCCTTCAAAGCATCAGAAACCCGCTTGTATTCATCATTGACAAATTCAGTAAACTTGTTGGTATTGGAGACGTTTGTGATGTACTCCTTGAGCAAAGTTTTTTGAGCGGGTAATAGTGACGAGTATTTTGTATTAAAATTCTCAATCAAAAATTTATACGCAAGTAATTTAATATCGGCGGGTTGTGAACTATACACGTCCAACGTCTGAGAGTCAGTTTTCTTTTCTTTTGTTAAATTCTCAATGACAAATTCTCGGGCCTCAACAACGTCTTCAACTCCGATATTTGCTTCATCAGAGCTTTGGCTTTCAAACAGTTTGTATACACTTGCATACAATTTATAGTTTGAAATTTTATTTTTCAAAAAGTCATCAATATCAAATTGATCCTTGATCTCTTTGATCAAATTATACTTTTGGCTATTTAGATCACGCTCATTCAACTTGGCGCGTGTTTGAAGAACCACACCAATTATACGATCGGCTGACTCAGTATTTTTAGAAGACTGATTGACCAAGAAGTTATATAGTTGAAATTCTTTGCCCAAAGCAGTACTTTCGTTAAAGTACTTGAACATCAAATTCTTTGTAAAGGATTCGTCGCGCCCCGCCAAGATATCTGCGGTAATTTGGCGTGTGAGTAGCTCAAATAATACGCCACTGTTCTTAAACTTAGAATGTTTAGCTTTCTTACGCATATAGTTCCATTAAATATAAATATGTTTTACTTTGTAAATTGTTCACGAATTGTGTTACTCTTTGATATTTGTTTCATCCATAAACGATCCACTTTTGCCCTCTCTTAGTACTTGTTTAGTCTTCTCAGCACCCTTGAGTAATGTATCCAACGATACCAAAGATTCCAAAGATATGGGTGAGTTATTCTTATATTTGTGAGTAGGACTCAGATCGTTGCTAGAATTTAATTCTAAAGTGCCCAGTGGATCTTCACCGAATGGATACTTTCTAGCTTTCTTTCTACCAGTCTGATCGCGCGTCTTTTCAGTCAATTTAGGAGCAGATTCAGCACCACCTGTTGGAGTGGCTGGTGGAGTGCTTCCAGCGTCACCACCCGCGTCACCACCAGCGTCACCACCAGCAGCGTCACCACCGGCCGTGTCACCAGCGGCACCACTAGCGTCACCTCCATCTTCACCACCGTTGGTTTTAAGGAATTGCAACGCGGGATCATTACCCTCTTCTTCAATTTGCTTGAATCGATAATTACCCTTGGCATCGTCAACAAGTTGTTTTTGAAGAACAATCATATCCTGTTCACTCATACCAAACACATTTTCATAGATCCACTTCTTGCTGAATATTTTGTTTTCTTGCATGTCCTTACTGAGTTCCACCTTGCTCTTCCAAACATCAATCTTTTCCTTTTCAAAGATTGTGGATGGGTTGGTCAGTTCCAAACTAAAGTCCACAAGGGATTCATCTGTATATCCTTGTGCATACAAATGTACCACCGCAATTTTATTCAATTCACTAACAATAATACGTTGCACACGCTCAATGGTACGTGCAAATCGAATATCTTCCGCAGCCAAAGTTGCTTTGCCGCTCAAAGTTTCGTCATATCCCAAGAATGCCTTGGGAATCTTGAGAGCAGCCATCATCTTGTTGCGCAAATACTCGATGTCGTCGGTGCCGGTCCATTCAAGACCCGGCAAATTACTAATATCGGTACCACTATCACTACCACGAACCGGCAAGAAAAAGTCCTCGGCCATGTTTTGAAGATTGAAACGTAAATTATAATCACCCGTTGCTTGATCCAAATACGGTGTCTTCTTCATCTGCGTAACAATCCGTTCCATGTGGTTATCAACTTCATTTGGGGGAATGTTGCCAATATCAACCTTGAAAATACGCTTTTCAGGTGCTCTCATAATACGGTGGATCAACATTGCGTCTTCCATCAAACTCAACTGTTTCCAAACACGCCTAGCACCTTCCAACATACTTTTTCCATACGGCAAAAAATTACTATCGTTCAACAAACGAAAGTGTGCCATTTGATAGTTCTCAAGATCTTCAATCTTATTTCCGTATGGTAGATTGACTTGGAACTTAACAAAATTTCTGTTGGTCAAATGCGAATTCTCAACACGGGTTACATAATAACTGCTGAGTGGTTCAACCATGTATACACCATACTCTGGACTGATGTGTAATCTCAAATAAAAATCACCATACTTGACCATACTACGAGTCCAACTCCAAAGGTTGAATTCAATGTTGAGGATGTCATAGAACAAATTGTTTAATATGCTCTTGATATCATCGTTGCTGCTACGAACCGTGATTATATCTCCCATCTCATTTCTAGTGGTACATTCATCTGAATAAATGTCCAATGCACTGGCTAGAATTGGATCCATATCCATTGTGTTTTTCACAAAACAACTATCAGTTGCAAAGTTATGATATTCCTCAACTGTAACATCATATACATCGGTTTCACCCACCATCTCAATAGATACTATTTTATGATTTAATGTGGTTTCTACTTCCTGCTTGAAAGATTTCCAATCATGCCCCTCTTTTTTGAGACGGTTTTGAAGAGTGGAATGATCACACTTTATATGTTTAATGAAATCCCACAAATTGATTTTTGAATATTCTTTGTAATATTCGTATGCTTTTTCTTTAACATTATCAAATGTTACATCACCTCTATATTTTGGATTTTTTTCTCCGGTTTGATCTCTATCAACAAATACAGATTTAAGAGTTTCTGAACGCTTTTCATTCGATTCATCAGAATGTTCTTTTCCATAAAAAGGATTATTCTCACCAGCACGTTCTCCATCCCAATGATGAAATTCGCGGTTAATATAATTTGGATGTAATTTTAATTTGTTGAGTTGGTTTTCATAATTTTCATCACCCCACAACACATTTTTACTATGGTTAGCATGAAATTCATCGTGCTTTTTCCGATCCATTATTTGCAAATTTTCTGGAGAATTATTAAACCCATTAAAATCTCTATGATGAATTACCTCATCACCATTCAACTTTCTCTGAAATTGTTCCACAACCATTTTATGTATTGATTGATAACCTTTAGAAAAATTATAAACCCGTCTATAAGGTTTAATTCCATTCTTTTTATAACCATATTCATGTTGATAAAATGGCATCACCGAATCACCAACTCTGAGTTCAAAAATTCGTTTATACGAACCATCTCTCATCATAAACGGATGTTTCAAACTACCAACTACATACTGTCCATTATCAAATGTAACTTTGTATCCTTGACGTTTACCTGCTTTTTTACGTGGATGAAATGCCAGGCCTAATTTAATACTATCAGTGGCATGATCATACGAAAATACATGAAATCTTTCTTGTGGTTTATCCTTATACTTTTCTGTTAATTCGGCTATGGTAGGTCGAGATCCATCTGGAAGAGGAATAATCGTATCTGGTCCAACGCAATCGTAATCTCTAAATAATTCAACACGACTGCTTTGATAACTGAGATTGAAATCTCTGGTATATTGATTATATGATGTTGAACGAAGTCGATTGAAACGGTCACGCAATGAGTTGCGATCCGATGCGTAAAAAATTTCATCGGTGTCAATGACCTTTAGCTTTTTACCACCAACATTTCTAACTATAACATCATTACTAAATAACCGCTTTAGTCTGGCATATAATGAGCGATTCTTTAGCTCCTGAAATGATTTTTCATCCATAGATTCTTATGTATAAGTATCACAACAACCAAGTTAATGATTCTTTTTTACCTGTGTGAGCGGCACCCGTATCAAATTTCCACGTTTCTTGGGGTGATTGTATGATCTTGGTTGAATTGGTTGGACCAATAGATGTACCGCTGACTTTACTAATGCCCGATAACATGGTTCGTGTGTATGCCATTTGTTCAGATTGTATCTTTAATGCTGTGTCTCGTACCCACAAACCAATACCCAACGCCATTACCAAATCGTCATTGTATCCTTTCATTGCTTCTGCTTTAGCACCATTCCAAATGAATACTCTTAGTTCCTCATATAAACGTGAGCTATGAATCACAATATGACGTTCACGGAAAAAACTTTCCATTTTATTGATGATCAACTGACGATTTATATTGGTGGTGGTAAATCCAGGCACTGCTTTTTTCTCGGCACCATTGACTTTATTTGAATATGTTCTTTCAATATCAACCACCTTCAGATCGGAGCTACTGTAAAAAAGATTATCGTAATTTCTATCAATAACTTGTTGCAGTGATGCCCACCCAACGTTGTTGTTTTCAATTATCAACAAAGCATTGTTATACTCGGTTGCAACAGTCACCAACAAATTTCCAAAATCCTTGGTACTGAGTTGCCCCTTGTACTCAGCCACTTGTTCCAATGATTCCACATCCAATACATGGAATGTACTATAGTCAGCACCATCGCCACGGGCACAGTCCGCCACAACCATATAGTTTTTGGAATAATCGGGACGTTCCCAGATCCACATATCCAAACCACTGCCGCGCCTTTCAATAGGATCTCGTACATGAGTTTTGTTGTAAAACTCCACAATGTCCATATGAATAACCTGATTACCAGATGTGGAGAAGTCACAATCACATTCCTGTGCTGCACCTTTTATACCAGACAATTCTGTTTGTTTATCTCGCCACGCTTGATCACGCTCTGGGTGCAAATGCCATGGTAGTTTAATGGTATTGAATTCATTTTCTCCGGCCTCAGCTGCCACCCAAGTTTTATGGAAAAAGTTACCAACACCATTTGGGGTACTCAAAACAATTGCGCGGCCGCCGGTTGATAGTGTGTATTGCGCCGACAACCAAATCTCTTCGATGTTATCAATGAATGCTGCTTCGTCTATGATCAACAACGACAGTGCTGCTGAACGACCAGCAGTACCAGCACTTGAAACTGCTTTGATTGCTGATCCATTCTTGAGACGCAAACTCAAACGGTTGTCTTCCACACATGCAACTTTTATTCT